TACGTTTTTCGCATACCCCTCCCACAGCTCAGAAACGCCACTTTTCATGAAAAACCCCTCTGAGAGCCTAGAAACGGCACATGATGTCTGCACGGGATACGTCGCGTCGGTTTTGTCGGGTGAGATCACCGCCGGCGCTTGGGTGTTCGCTGCCGCGAAGCGGTGGGAGCGCGATATGCAGCGGGAGGACATCTACATGGATTGGGAGGAGGTCGAGAAGCTTCGAGCGTTTGTCGCGTCCCTCGATCTGCTGCATGAGTGGAGTCGCTCGAAGTTCGCGCTTCACCCCTGGCAACTGTGGGTCGCCGCGAACCTGTACGGCTGGCGGTGGTCTGCGGATGGTGCACGCCGCACGAAGCTCGCCATCGTGCAGGTGGGGCGTGGAAATGGAAAGACAACCATGATGGCGGCGCTCGGTCTCTATGATCTGACACTTGGCGACGGGAGGCGAGTGCACGCACTCGCGAACGGCGAACGGCAAGCCATGCTCACGGTGTCGAGCGCTCGTCAGATGGTGATCACCATGCCGGACGACAACCAGTGGGATTTGGAGGTGAGAACTAATCCCGATCGAGTGCTGCGGAAGACTGCGGATTGCGAGTTCACCGCGCTACCCGCAATGGAAAAAAACCTCGATGGATTGAACCCGTCGCTGTGGATCGCGGACGAAGCAGCGGAGTTCCGTGGTCGCTTCTTGACAAAGCTACTAACCACCGGAGCAAAGCGAAAGGAAACGCTCGGCGTGATCATCTCGACACCTGGCGACAACCCCGACAACCTGTTCGCGGAGATGATCGGCATGGGGCACGCAGTGCTGAAGGGTGAGGCTGAAGATGATTCGGCGTTCTATGCGCTCTACGGCATTGATGGATCGGACACGCCGGAGGACGAGGGCTGTTGGCCGAAGGCGAACCCTGGCATGGCGCTCGGACAGCCAGACCATACCTCGGTGCGTCGAGCATGGGCGACAATGCGGCGCACGCCGCAGGGGCGAAACGAGTTCGTGAGGTATCACCTTGCTCGACAGACCGAAGGCAGCGGAGCGTGGCTCGATATGCAATTGTGGAGCGGGACAGAATCCGAGATTCCCGACGGCGGCGCGGTGTGGATCGGATTGGATCTCTCGAAGTCTCTTGATATGAGCGCGCTCATGGTGGCGTGGCCTTCGCCGGATGGATCGGTACATCTGCAGGGTCACTACTGGTGGCCGTCTGCGGATGTCGCACAGCGCGAGCTCGACTACCGGCTACCCATTCGCCGGTGGGCAGCCGAGCACAAATTGAACCTCACGCCAGGGCGAGAGGTTGACTACGAAGCGATCCGAGATCGAGTCAACGAACTCGGCAAGCGCTACGACATTCGAGCGATTGCCTATGACGCATGGGGAAGCAAGTACCTTGCAGAAGTGCTACAGCGCGACGGGTTCCCGATCGTTGAGTACTCGATGGGGATCGCGACTTTTGCGCGCGGCGCGCAACTGTTCCAAAACTTGTGGGCGGGGCAGAAGCTCGCGTGCGCGTCGGATCATGTGCTACGCGCGAGCGCTCGCGAAGCCGTCGCGCAGCGCGATCGAAACGGCAACGTACGCCCGATTAAGTCTCGCGAGACTTGCATCCTCGACCCGCTTGTAGCGTCGATCATGGCGGTGCATGCATGGGGTGGCAAGGCCGCATCTTGCTACGAAGAATAGAACCAAACATAGCAAGTAGTGCGGATGTAAGGTAGAAGCATTGACTCCTGCGCGTACCCATCAAAGATGGGTGGAACGTGCTCGCACTTCGATCCATCTTTTCGAATTGGTTCGCGCCATGGTCTTCAACGATCATGACGATGGGGAACACTGCTGTACCGATTCTGTCGGGAACATCGGCGCTTCGCTATACGCCAGTGTGGAGAGCTACCACACTCATTAGCAACGACATCGCGCGCGTGAGTTCTGAGGTGTCGAGCGCTAGCGCTGAGGCGCTGTGGAAGTATCCAAACCGATGGCAAAGCGCTTTTGAGTTCCGGCGCTCGATGACGATGCAGGCGCTGCTCTACGGCAACGCCTTCGCGTTGATCAACCGCACGCGCGGCGGTGAGTTCCTTGAGCTCCTCCCCCTCGATCCTGAGAGCGTGACGCTCGATCTGACGGGAGCTGACCCCGTGTACAAAACGTCGAGCTACGGCACGCTCCCGCTTTCATCGGTGCTGCATCTTCGAACGCCTGGATACAACGGGCTATGGGGTGAATCCCCAATCCGGCTGTGCTCGGTGTCCATGAGCATCATGGCGGCGCAAGAGAATATGGCGCTTGAAGCCTATCGAAACGCCGCGAATCCAAAGGTAGCGCTGATTCACCCTGGCCCACTGTCGCCCGAAGCGCGACAGCGGATCATGCAGGACTACGCAAACAACCACGCCGGAACGATCAACACCGGCAAGCCAGTAGTACTCGCTGAAGGCATGAAGGTCGAGCGAATCAGTTCCACGCTCGACGATACTGGGCTTGCCGAAGCCCGACGCTACTCCATCGCGGATGTCTCACGACTCTACGGCGTGCCGGTGTCTTATCTTTCGGAGCATGCATCCAGTGCATACGGCACGATGGAGTGGCTCTCCCGAATGTATGTGGATGGCTGCATCGCGCACTGGTGCGCGACTTGGCAAGCCGAAATCGTTGCAAAGCTCGCAGCACCAGGCGACGTGATGGTTTGGGATCTCGACCAGCTCACGAAGCCGAGTCTCGCTGAGACTATGGCAGCGCTCCGAACAGGCGTAGAGAGTGGCGTAATCACACGCAACGAGGCGCGCGCGCGTCTCGATTTACCGCCACTCGCTGGCCTTGACGCACCGACGCTCGCGTTGAACATGGGCGCGGGTGGCGGTGCGTCGAACATCGGTACAGACACATCAGCAAACGCGATCGGAGACTTCACCACATGAGCGAATGCACGCGAGCCATTCAGTCAAGCAGTTTTCAGAATGGCAACAACCTCACCGGATACGCAGTGCTATGGGATTCGGAGTCTCGCGACATCTTCGAGGTGGGGCGCAAGTTCACGGAGAAGATCGAGCGCGGAGCGTTTGGCGCTCTCGACACTGCCGACGTAAAGCTCTTCTACAACCATGATTCCCGCATGCCGCTCGCGCGCACGAAGTCCGGCACGCTCAAACTCACGCAGGATGAGCGCGGTCTGAAGTTTGACGCATCGCTACCGGACACGTCAGACGGTCGCGACGTGCGCGCGCTGCTTGAGCGCGGCGACTTGACTGGCGAGATGTCATTCGGATTCTTCGTCGAGAAGGATGTATGGACAGGAAATAAACGATCGATCCAGTCTGCTCGGCTCACGGAAATCAGCATCGTGCAAGACGCTGCATATCCGCACACTCACTCAGCGCTGCGGCACGTTGCCGAAGCAGAAATTGCACTGCGACAAATTGCACTTCGTCGCCGAACTTGGATGTGACCTATGAAAACTTTGATTCAACAACGGGGCGAAGCCCTTCACGAACTTCGCAGCACTCTCGACCGATGGGAAGCTGCAACCAATCAACCGACGCACACTTTCGACAGCAAGGCAGCCGCCGAGCTCCGCGAGAAAGCCGATCGCATGGAAGCGGATCTCCAACGCATCGAAGCTGCAATGGAAGTCGAAGTACGCCAGAGCAAGGCTGCAGCAAAGCAGTCAGCGCTCGCAATTCCACAGCATGAGAGTCGCTTGGCTGCAGGTAGTAACTTGCTCACTCGCGAATCTGCGGATTACTCCCGCCGATGGTGGAACGCAGTTGCAACGGGAAATCAGCAGGAATTCCGCGCGTTGACAACGGGCACAAGCAACGCAGCAGTCCCAGTGGACATGGAACGCCGAATTGTTGAGAAGCTCCAACAGGTCAGCGTGATGCGTCAGTTGGCAGTGATCAACTCGATCGACAGCGATCGCAAGATCGCGCTGGAAAACGCACTTCCGACTTCCAACCTTGTCGCTGAAGCCGGATCAATCACCGCTTCAGATCCAACGTTCTCCACGCAGATCAACATCACCCCGTTCAAATATGTGTGTGCTACAACGGCATCGATCGAGTTCCTCCAAGACTCGATGGGCATCGGTGGCATTGGAACTGCAGAGGCGTACATCGCACGCAAGTGCGGCACGTCGCTCGGCCTCAAGCTCGAAGATCAGTACCTCACTGGTACAGGAACTTCACAGCCGAAGGGTCTGAATGCATGGATCACGCAGGTGACAGATCTCGCGGCTGCTGCAATCACCACAGTGACCGGAGACAACATCATCGACACGGTGCATCTTGTCGGGCCGCAATACCGCAACTCGCCAAAGTTCCGATGGGTCTTCTCGGACACCTTCCTGAAGGTCGCTCGCAAGATTAAAGTCAGCGGATCGAGCAACGAGTACCTGTGGAAGGCATCGGAGAACTACTCTGACATCCGCGACGGTGTGCCTGGCACTCTCTACGGCGTGCCCTACGCGATCAACCAGTACATGCCAACGGCAACGGTCAACGGCAATACATTCGCAGCCGTTGGAAATTTCGATTACTTTGAAATTTTCGATCGCACTGGTGTCACATCGCTGATGGATCCATACTCCAACGCTGCGACGATGCAGGTTGCAATGTACTTCTACCTCCGCACTGATTGCGCTGTGACGCAGCCTGAAGCATTCGCTGCAATCACCTGCTGATTCTGCATCTTTTCCCCCAATGGGGGGGAGAGGGTTATCAATCCCCTCTCCCCCCTTTTTAGGTGCTGCACATGGTCGAACTTCCAATCTCAATCGATGTGCTGCGCTTGGCTCTCAAGGTCGAAGTAGCCGATGACGATGCCGAGCTCTCACGGCTCGCCGTCGCTGCAGGCACGCACATTGAGCGATATACAGGGCTTCGACTGCGGAGCGCAACGCGCACGCAGTACCTTCGCGCGTGGGAGCGCACGATCCTCACAGAGGCTCCGCTGATCTCGATCACGTCAATCACATACACCGACACTAGTGGCAACCCACAGACACTGGCGGCGACTGAGTATTGGATTGATAAGAGCCAACCGATGTGGGCGCTGATGTTTGATTCTCCGGATCCGTTCAAGGAAACGACGCAGCCACTGGTTACCTATGTCGCCGGATACACGCAAGTGCCAGGCGACTTGCAGCACGCAATCGTGGCGCTCGTCGGCGCTTGGTACGCGAACCCCGAAGCGCTTACCGTCGCATCGATGCAGGTGTTGCCGAAGTCGTTTGAGTACTTGCTCGCGAACTATTCGACGAAGGGGCCGTTCTCATGATCGGAGCCGGGAGACTTCGCTTCGTGGCGACGCGAATGACTGCAGCGACAGCACAGGATGCGCTCGGCGGTCGCGACGATGTCTACACGGCTGGCAGTAGTTTCCGCTGTGATCTTCGCGATCAGGGCGCGAGCGAAACCGCATACGCCGACGGCGTTGCAGTCATTCGGAACTTTGAAGTTCGCGCTCGATGGAACACCATCGAGAACATCGGACTGACTGAAATTGATCGATTGAGTGTGCGCGGGAAAACGCTTCGCATCGAGGCAATTACAAACCTCGAGGAAGCCGACCGGCTCGCAGTCATCCAATGCGTGGAGGTTGACTGATGGCAGTATCGTCACTCGAAGAAGCCATCCGTGTGATGATGACCGGCAGCACCAGTCTCACACTGGTTCCCGATGCACGGATCACGCACGCGAGTCGCGTGCAGTCCACAGTGCTGCCAGCCATTACGTTCGAGCTTGACTCGATCGCAGTGCAATCAATTGGCAGTGGCCCACTGTTCCAAATGTCGCTCACGGTTTCGT